CGGACCTGGAAAGCGTCGGATATTAGTACCGATACCCATGCATCGAGAGCGGACATTGCGTTTGGCATGTGCGTGCCACGCCCCCAATGGTGTTGCCGCGTGTGGTCTACCGTATAATGGCGAACACGATTCTCGTCAATCGCATGGCGGTCTCCGGACCGCTCTCACCCGCAGAGGAGTCCCCTATGCCCGAGTCCACCGCTGACGTGTACCCAGCCTATTATTACAGCCCGTCCTGCCTGGAAGGCCGGGTCTTTGCCTCACAAGAGGACGTAACCGCGGCCAGTGCTGACGGCCCCTGGACGCGCTCGAAGACCGAAGCAGAGGAAGCGGCCGCGAAGCCTCATGTCCCCACGGCTCGCGTGCCTCCCGTGCCTCCCGCGCCTGATGAAGAAGAAGAGGCCCCTACACGCCGTTCGCACCGTTAGGGGGTTGCGTGCCTGACTTGCTCGGCTATGGCCGAACTGGAGTAACGTATGGCTGAACATCAGACCCACCGCATTCATGTGGTCCTGGAGGGCGGCCCGATTGCGCCCCTGTTTATTCCCTTGCTCGACGTCAGGGCGGACACGACGCTCCTGGCCAGCCAGTGTACGCTGACGGTGGCAGGGTGCCCGAGCCCCTTAGAGGTAGCCCTCATGCTGTGCAAGCCGGAGACCGTGCTCGGTGATCCTGGCGAGAACGTGGTGTACGTGAGTGACCTCGTGAGCGTCGAGGCGGGCCAGCCGTTTGTGCTGCCGGGATCGCTGCCGGCCATCGACCAGAGCGGTGTGCTCGGACTGCATGTCCCGGTGCAGACGTTGCCGCCGAATGCGACGATTGATGGCACGCTGAGCACGGTGCGGTAGGGGGAAGGCGATGCCCACGTTTTCCGCCCGCCAGGTCGGCACCACCGCGCTGCGCCTCCTTGGCGTGTCTGCAGCCGAGATGCCTCTGACCGCCGATATGGCACAGAGTGCGCTTGACGCCCTGAACGCCATGCTCTCGGGCTGGGCGACCGAGAAGCTCCTGACGTTCACCCGCCCCCGGCTGACGCTCCCCCTTGTGGCAGGGCAGGCGTCGTACACCTGGGGGCTGGAGCCGGGCGAAGTGACGCCCGCCGACATCTCGGGACCGCCCCCGGTGCGCCTGGAGCTGTGTCTCCTGAACATCGGCGGCAGCCCGGCCGAGGAATGGCCCGTCACGGTGCTGAATCAGACGCAGTATGAGACGGGCATTGCTATCAAGGCGCTGCAGAGCAGCTACCCGACCTATGCGTATCTGGAACAGTCGCGGCCCTATGCGAGTCTGCACATCTGGCCCGTGCCGGACCTGCCGTATACGTTGATGCTGTTCCCCGAGCAGGAGCGCGAGCCGTATACGCACTGGGATCATGTGCTCAGCTGGCCGGCGGGCTACGAACGATGTATGTCGTTTAATTTGGCCGTAGACCTTGCGCCGCAATATGGCATTGAGCCACCCTCCACCATCCTGCGCATAGCCGAAGAGTCGAAGCGGCTCATAGGCAACGTGAACGCCGAGGTCGGGTCTCTGACGATGGAGTACGGCGGGGTGCTGCGAGGGTCTGGCAGTGGTGTGGCAACGGACTGGCCCGCCTTTCTGCGGGGAGGATAAGCTATGCCCCCTCTCCCCGTGCAGCTCGTTGGCGGTTCCTACACGTCACGGTCTCGCTCTCTTGACTTGTCTCAATCCATTAATGTGTATATCGAACCGTCCGCCGACAAGAAGCGCGGCAGTCTCATTGGTACGCCCGGCCTGCGCCTGTGGACGACGCTCACCGACAGGCCCGTCCGCGGGCTCTACACGGCGAGTGGCTCTCGCGTCTTTGCGGTGGCAGGCCGCACGTTTTACGAGCTGTTCCCCAACCAGACGGCGCTGGCACGCGGGAATCTCATCACCACATCGGGCATCGTCAATTTTGCCGATGATGGCCAGCATGTGGTGGCGGTCGATGGCCAGAAGGGCTATGTGCTGGCCCTGGCAGCGGGCTCGGCCTTTGCGCCGATCACCGACACGGACTGGAAGCCAGCGAGCCATGTGGCGTACCTGAATGGCGTGATGATCTTTAACGAGCTTGGCAGTGGGCGCTTCTTCTGGTCACAGATCCTTGACCCGGGCAACCTGGACGCCCTCGACTTTGCGTCGGCCGAAGCCCGCCCTGATCCGCTGGTGGGCCTGAAAGTCTCGCACGGCGAACTGATCCTCTTTGGTTCCACCTCGGTCGAGTGGTGGGTGCCGACGGGGAATTTCCTGAGCCCGTTTCAGCGCCTGCCTGGGGCCGTGATTGACATCGGCTGCTACAGTGGCCACTCCATTCGCATGTTCAAAGATACCGTGGGCTGGCTGGCCAGTGACCCCTCGGGTGGCTTTGCCGTGATGGTGGCCGACGGCTATAAGCCACAGAAAGTCTCGACCGACGCCCTGGAATCCGCCTTCACGCAGTGGGCCAATCTGCCGCACGCGACCGCGATGACGTACACCCAAGACGCGCATCCGTTCTATCTCCTCAACGCCCCGGCGCAGCAGACCAGCGTGTGCTTTGACGGCGAAACAGGGGCCTGGCATGACCGCGCCTGGCTGGCGGAGGACGGGAGTTTTGAGCGCTGGCGCGGCGAGGTCAACACGTTTGGCTTTCAGCGGCATCTGGTCGGCGACTTTGAGGACGGGCGTGTGTATGACATGCGCCTGGACTATTACCTGGATGATGAGCGGGCGTTAGTGCGCGTGCGGCGCATGCCCAACGTGGACGCGCAGCAGCAGCGACTGAGACATAGCCTGTTCCGGCTGCGCTGCGATGCGGGCGTGGGGCTCGACGGGGGTGCCATTCCTGGCACCGACCCGCAGATGCGCCTGCGCTGGAGTGATGACGATGGCTCGTCGTGGTCCAGTGAGATATGGCGCAGTGCCGGGCCGATTGGCCACACAGGGCGCGTGGTAGAGTGGCGCAGGCTGGGGCAGAGTCGGCAGCGGAGCTACGAACTCAGGTGCTCTGATCCCGTGCCGGTGCGCTGGACCGATGCCTGGGTGGAGGTGCAATAATCGCTGAACCATTAACCCCACCGCCAATACTCCACCCGATAGCCGAGCCGCCAGGACTGCTGACGCCGCGCGTCTGGGCGCGGTATTTTGCGGCATTGCAAACACAGGTCCTCGCTGGCGGCGGGGGCACAGCAGGTCCACCCGGCCCACCAGGCGAACAGGGGGAGCCAGGCCCTCCAGGGCCAGAAGGACCTGCCGGTCCCGCAGGCCCCACAGGCCCCACAGGCCCGACGGGTGCGACAGGCGCCACAGGCAGCCAGGGACCGCAGGGCGCCCCTGGCCCGCAAGGTGATCCAGGCGCGACGGGAGCCACAGGGGCACAGGGCATCCAGGGCATTCAGGGTATCCAGGGCATCCAGGGACCCGCCGGCGTCCCGTCCTACGAGGAAGGCACGTTTACCGCGACGGGCACGGGCTTTAGTGGCACCGCGCCGAGTGGCACCGCGCCGTATGTGCGGGTGGGGAAGCATGTGACCATCATGTTTCCCGATCTGGCTGGCACCAGCAATGCGACCACGCTCACGATTACGGGTCTCCCTGTCGCCCTGCGCCCACAGGTCTCCCCCTCCATCGTCCCGGCGATGATTGCGGATGCGGGTGGCTACGTCTGGGGCATCGTCCAAATAGCCTCTGATGGGACCATCGCAGTGTATCGTCCGGGGTATGCTGGCTGGGCTGCCAGTGGCTCGAAAACCGTGCAGGGCTTTCCTGCAACGTATACTTTGCCCTGAGGGAGCCAGCGACATGGCCAACGTCGGTGTCATTGCCACGTACCCACTGTTTCACGGCTTTTACCCGAATGGAGATGTCTTAGTCGGCGGGAAACTGTACACGTTCGAAGCGGGCACCTCGACGCCAGCAGCGGCCTATCATGACGCCGCTGCAACACAGCCGCACCAGAATCCGATTATCCTGGACGACCGTGGCGAGGCGTTGATCCACGTCACCCAGGCCATGCTGTGGAAATTGCATACGCCGACCGACGTGCTTTTGTGGACTGTCGATAACATTGGCGGCTGGGGCCAGGGCGGCGGCGCCACGATCCCGCCGAGCACGGTAGGGGTGAATCATCCAGACGTCAGCATTGGCCTTGTGGGCTAGGGGGCGCTATGTCCAAAATGTTCTACCATGTCATGCAAGACAACGTTGGCAATCTTCTCTTTGGCGTCTCGGGCACGATGCGCCTGGCGGGTTCCGGCACGCTGGCGACGATCTACGGCGATGAGGCCCTGACCGCCATCCTCCCCAACCCGATGACCAATCATGCGTCCTACGGCTCCTTCAAGTGTTTCCTGGGGGCTGGTGATTATGATTTTTACATGGCCAAGGCCGGGTACACGTTCGAGACGCTGACGGGGGTGCAGGGGCACGGCAGCATGGCGCAACAGGACGCGGGGACCGTGGCCATCACCGGCGGCACCATCACCAACCTGAGTGTCCTCCAGGCGATTGAAGCGGGCCTGGGCACGAATGCGGCGGCGGGCTTTGCGCTGGTGACTGGCACGACCCCCGTCTATATCGGTGGCAAATTGGGGCTGGGGATCAATCCGCCGGTGGCCCGCGTCGACCTGACCTGGACCAAGGCGACGGTGCCGGGGCTGGCGATGCGACCGAGTGATACGGACACGGGGCAACCCGCGGTGCAGTTCCTCAATGCCGCGGGGGTGGGCATCGGCAGTATTGGCACGACGGTGAATGCCACCGCCTTCAATACGGCGAGTGATGCCAGGCTCAAGCATGATGTGGATGATCTGACGGGCGAGCTGGCACTGCTCCAGGCACTCAGACCAGTGTCGTTCCGCTGGCTGGCTGATGACAGTCCTGGCGTGGGGTTCCTCGCCCAGGAGGTCGCTGCGCACGTGCAGGGAGTGGTGACAGGGGAGGCGGACGAAGTAAATCCAGACGGTACAATTAAGCCTCAAATGATAGATTATTCTAAATTAGTACCTTTTTTAGTAGGGGCTGTTAAGACGCTCACGGCGCGTATTGCGGTGTTAGAGGATGCGTTAGGAGTCTGACTTGGCACTCTGGAACGTCAACGGTCAGCTTGTCAACGACGCCGACGAAGGCGCGCGGATTCCTGACAACGCCATCCGGCTGCCGGAGTATCGCAATCCGCAGAACCTGCGGGGGGATGCCTTTACCTGGGACCCCACCCTGCAGCACTACCAGGGCGAGGGGCACACGGGGCCGGACTTTCTCCCCTGGCTGCTCAACTGGCGTTCCCGGATGCCCATGGGCAACCTCGACGAGATTGAGCAAGCCGAGTGGCGCAAGCAAGAGGAGGCGGCGCGGGCGATCCCGACGCGTGATATTGCAACGCTGACGGCAGGCTGGGGTGGCCAGTCGCCCGAGGACGACGACTGGTGGACCTCCCTCAATCCGCTGTCGCCGGACGCCGCGCCGATTGCGCTGCGCCTGCGCGAGCACATGGACGCCGGGACGGCCTCGGCGCAGGAGCGCCAGCTCTACGGCGATCTCATGGAGATGGCCTACGGGTGGCAGCAGCGGGCCAGTAAGCCTGATCCCTGGAATCCGCTCGGCGATCAGCTCTTTGGCGCGCTCGGGACCATTGCGCTTGGCGCTACGGGTGGTCTGGCCGGCGGTGCCCTCGCGGCGGGTGGCACCCTGGCCTCGACGTTGGGCGCCAGTGGGACGCTGGCAGGCATTGCAGGCACGGGCGCCAGTACGCTCGGCGCGGCCACCGGGCAGCCCTGGCTCTCGAAGGCCGGCCAGGTCCTCGGCGCCGTAGGGGGTCTGGCGGGCGGAGCCGGTGGCCTGGCCAATCTGTGGGGTACAGGCATCACCTCCTTGTCGGATGCGGCCCGGCTGGCGTCGAGTGCCGGGAAGGTCACGGGGGCACTGGGCTCGGCGACCGGCGTGCCAGGACTCCAGCAGGCCGGCTCGTATTTGGGGCTGGCGGGGAATCTGGGGCAGGCGGGGAGTGATCTCAGCGCGGGGAACCTTGGGGCGGGCGTGCCGCGCCTGCTGAGTGTGCTGGGGCAGGGACGGGGCATCGCACAGCGTCTGGCAGGGGGGCAGGAGGACGCGCCTGGACGCCAGAGAGGCCAGCGCCCAGACCTGGTGCGCGGGCCAGCACCGACATCTCCGCCTCTGCAAGCACCTATGCCAGCACCCATGATGCCACCAGGGGGAGGCGGGCCACAGCCTGACGGGATACAGCGGCTGCTCGCAGCGGCACAGATGGCACAGCGGGGGGCACCGTTGCCGGATTGGCGGTCGATACTGATGAGGGGTTGACGCATGGCCGATTGGGGGTACGACGACAATTGGGGCGCGGGCTCTTACGATGATTGGAGCGGCTACGGCGGCAACGTCGGCGTATCGAGCTCGCCCGATTACTCATACGACTACGGCGGCCAGCAGCCCTACGACAACTGGAGTGGCAGCGGCGGCGCTGGCGCTCTGTCGTTGGAAGACCTGGTGCGGCAGGCCATCGCAGCGCGTCCTGATTTGTACGGGTCAGCGAGCACACCAGGCGGTTGGGGTTCGTCCGTTCTCGGCGCGTTAGGCAGTGTCGGCTCCTTCCTGGGCAAAAACGCCGGCACCCTTGGCCCTCTCGCCAGCACGCTCGGCGGTGTGGCCAGTGGCGCGATCGGGTCGAACGCGGCGGGCAACGCCTCGGCACAGCAAGCCGAGGCGCTGAACCGGGGGATTGATCTCCAAACCGCGCAATGGTTGCAGCAGCAGGCGAATCAGGCGCCGTGGCTGCAAGCGGGACAGCAGGCGCTCGCGCAGTTGCAGGGCGTGAGCGGGCGCGATGGGCCGCAGCAACCTGGCGCCACGTCGGCCATTCGGGGCAGCGACTATGGCACACCAGGCCAGCGGCCCGGCTGGGCGCCGCTCAACATTGACGCGACCCCGTACCGCTGGACGCCAGGGCAGGGACCGTCAGCCGCCGCGTACCGCTACACGCCGGGGCAGACCCCCGATGCGGCGCCGTATGCCTCAGCCGTGAACCTCTACCAGGGCGCCATGCCTGGCACGCAGGTCTCCACGCTCACCGGGCAACAAGTCCTTGACCAGGACCCGGGCGCGGCCTTCCGGCAGACGGAGGCCCGCAAAGCCCTGGAAGGCTCGGCGGCAGCCCGGGGCGATCTGCTCAGCGGGGGCACGCTCCAGGCCCTCCAGGCCCGCTCACAGGACCTGGCCTCGCAGGAATACGGCAATGCCTGGCAGCGCATGATGGCACGGGATACGGAGCAATACGGCAGGAATTGGGGCCAGTACCAGCAGGCCTGGAATCAGGGCGTCCAGGGCACCCAACTCGGCATGGCGGCGAACGCGCAGAACTTTGGCCAGGCCCTGAGTGCGGCGCAGCTCCGGGAACAGGTCAACCAGGTGGCGAGCCAACAGGGCTGGAGCCAGGCACAGGCCGAAGCCGCTTTCCGGGAACAGATGGGCCAGGCAGGCTCGCAGCAGGGCTGGCAACAGGCGCTCCAGGGCCAGCAGTGGAACCAGGGGCAGGCGCAGCAGTGGGATCAGGAGCAATACCAGCGCTTGATGCAGGAGGCGCAGACCCGCTATGGCTGGGACACGGCCCAGAACCAGACCGACTACCAGCGCCAGCAGATGGCCTATCAGCAGCAACTGGCCGAGCAGCAACGGCAGTGGGGCCAGTATAGTACGCTGGCGGGCTATGGGCAGACCGCGACAAATCAGGTGGGCAATCAGGGGCTCTATGCCAATGAGGCGCTGGGGAAACTGTACGGGCAATTAGGGAGCGCGGATGCTCTGGGCACGATCGGTCAGGCGGGCCAGTGGCAGGGGGGCGTCAATAGCATTCTCGGCGCGGGCAATACGCTGCTCAAGAACCTGAACGCTTAGAAGGAGAACCGCCATCGCCACACTCAGCATCTTAGGCCAATTAATGGGCGGGCTCGTGCCCCCGCAAGGGGCGCCAGCGCCCTACGACGCCATGGCCGTGAACAAAGAGCGGGCGACCAGTCAGACCGCGCTCATTGGCCTGGAAGAGTTGAAGCGCCAGCAAGTGAGTGAGGAGCAGGTACGCCAGTTCATGGCCCAGCACCCCGAGCTGTTCATGGGCCAGGGCCAGCAGCCGCCGCAGTCCGCCATCATGGGCGGAGGCATGCCCCAGCCCACGATGATGCAGAGCACCATGATGCCAGGCCAGCCGCCGGGAGCCCCGCAGCTGGTGCCAGGTGGCCAGGACCTCAGCCGCTTCGCCACCCAGGGGCAGCCACCCGCGGGGAGCACGCTGGGCCAGCAGGGGCCACCGCCGCAGGGGCCACCGCAAGACCAACTAATGGCGCTGATGCGCACGAACCCCGATGCGGCGCAGGCGGTGCAGGCGCAGATGCAGAAGATGCAAGATACGCGCCTGGAGCGGACGATCAAAGAGACAGAGTACGTCGGACGTGTCTTCCAGGGGGTGACGGACGACGCCAGCTACGGGCCAGCCAGAGCGGAAATCGCGCGCGTCTTGCCGCAGTACGCCGCCCAGCTGCCCCCGACGTACAGCAAGGCGGCCGTGCAGCCCTATATCGACCGGGCCGTGGCGGTGGGGGAGAAAGCCAGGTGGGATCTGGATGTGGCGACGGCGCTCAAGAGGAACGTGGAAGCGAAGCTGCTGCCAGAGATGTTCAGGGAGATCGGTCAGGAAGGGACGTCGGCAGCGTCAGCAGGCACAGGCACCACGTCCAACGGGGCGACGCCACCTCCGAGCAGGGCAGGCACAGGAACGGTCCCAGGTACTGAGACGCTCAGTCCCCAGTTTCGTACAAAGGCCGACAGTATTGCGGACCGTCTCGGGGCCAACCGCGAGGATTTCTACCGTGTCATGCACTTTGAAACGGGCGGGGAGTTTTCGCCAGCGACCAGGAACCGGGCTGGCAGTGGGGCGACCGGGCTCATTCAGTTTACGCCAGAGACGGCGAACGGGTTAGGGACCACCACGGAAGCCCTGGCGAAGATGACGCCGGAGCACCAGCTCGATTACGTCGACAAATATCTCGCGCCGTACAAAGGCAAGATCGGCACCTTGCAAGACCTCTATATGGCTGTCCTCTATCCTGCGGCGTTAGGAAAGCCAGCAGACACGGTGCTCTTTAGCCCGGGCAAGACGCCAGCGGCGTACCGCCAGAATGCTGCCCTTGATGCAGGGCAGAAAGGCTACGTGACGGTCGGTGATGCCGTGGCGGCAGTCGAGCGCAGCACAGGAGGAAGGCCATCCACAGGGAGCACCGGCACGGCCCAGGCCCCAGCCGCCAACCCGCGTATCGCCGAACTCGACGGGCTGATTAAGCGGGCCGAGGGGCGCTCGCAGCAGGCATCAGTCCTGGGCAACGAGAGCTGGGCCACGCAGCTCAACAATCAGGCGAACCGGCTGGTGCAGGAACGCACCCGGCTCCAGGATGAGGACCGGCGGGTGCAGGAGCGGGCGCAGGAGCTGCCCCGGAAGATCCAGGAACAGACGGCGCTTGAGCCGGGACGATTGCGGGAGCAACGGGCTGGTGCCGAAGTGCAGCGCGAGGCGAAACAATATGAGCCGATTGGCATCCAGGCCGCAGATGAGCTGGACTTGCCTGCTTCAACGCTGTGGAAGGATGTGCCCAAGGATCGCAAGCCCATGCCTCGTCCAGGCGAAGGCGAGCGCAATGCGTTAAGTGGCTTGCGGGCATCGGTTGCGGGCGTCAATAGTCTGCTCACCAAACTGGATGACCCCAAGATTGCCGGCATGGTTGGCACGATCTTTACCGAGACCCCGGCAGCGGTCAACCGCCTTCTTGGCCCATGGCTGGCGACCCTCCCCCCGGAGCAACGCGCCTTTGCCGCGACCATGGCAGGGGAAATTATGGAGATTCGTCATCGTCTGATTGGGGCAGGCCAGACGGGCATTGAAGTGGCGGCACTCGAACCCATGATGCCCAGTCCAGCGGATACGGACCCGGCAACAGTGCGTGCCAAGCTGACCGCGTTGCGCGAGGGGATGCTGAGGCGGCACAATGCCAAGCGCGATGATCTGGCAGGGCTCGGCTTTCGCGTGCCAGAGAAT